GTCGAGAACCCAGTCCGGCCAAGAGCTGCGATCCATAGCAAAGGCTAAAGCTGTGCCTTCATCCATCCCGGCATTACGGCAGGACTTGTAAATCTCTTGGCAAGCAATAGCCCAGTAATCGAGTTTGGTAGGCGGCTCTTTAGGTCGAACCCGGCGCTTGACCGGCTTCTTCTTAGCGACGCGTTTTCTTTGGGCTGGCACTTGTGACCCTTTCCCTCAAGGCTGTCTCAAGGGTAGATTCTAACTTGTCGAGTCTCGAAATTAGCGGAAGATTCTCAAGTTTGATTATGTATCGAAGTCCGGCAATTAGTAAGCCAATAGAACCGAGGACGGACGCGATAAACGCCGCGATTGAATTGGCATCCATTTATTTGACTTTGCCGTAGCGCTCGTAATTTGGGTTAAGCCAGTTGATAACGCTAGGCAAGACTGATGCTATTGCGGCATTTACAATCGCACTTACATCCCAGCCCACCGCTAGATAAGTCGCTAGAGCTGCTGCTAGAAATGCTTTTGCCCAGCTTTCGGCTGCCTTTTTTAGATCGTTTAGCATTGTGTCTCTCTCCTGTCAGGTCGAACCATTTTGAGTTATTGTCCCCGAGGGTCGTAAAGCTGATATGAAAGTGTGAGCGGTGAGGGTTTGCGCCTTTGTATTTCCGCCACTTCCAGTTAAGAATGGAGCTTGAAATCTTTGAGTCGAAGATAATGTATTTAATTCGCTTGTCGCCTCGCTTAGCGCATTTTCTAATCTGCTCCACAAGCGCGTAAGTTGCTTCGGGATGGTCGTTAAGGTTGGCATCGATATCTATTGCCCGGACTACGCCATCGCGAGGGATATGATCAGAATTAGAGTTATTAGCAAAATGACGAGCATCAGCGATCCAGCCATCGCTTTTACGATCCCGGTTAGGAAATTCATCGTCAATTTGCTCTCTCAATTGGATTCCTGCCGCGCATAGTTTTGCCATTATTTTTAGAAATTGTGCTTACAACGCAGCAATCGCAGCTTCCAATTGTTCTTGCGTAATATTTGAATTTTCCGCAGTAGCAATCGAGCGATAGCCTTTTTCATCGGGATATTTATCGGCTGACAAACCTTGCTTTCCTAGGACTTCATCAAGTGCCATTAAATCAAAATCTTTATTCGTTTTTATTATAATCATTTGATTTCCTTTAGTAAATTACAAAAACATTTCTATTGACAAAGCTTACTGTTCCGCCGTCAGTTGATAAATATTTTAGTGTAAAAGTGTTTGAACCGGCGGTCAATCCTGAAACTACATACACCACACTACTTTGCATTGATGACCTTGCTCCGCTATTACTTAATCTTAAACATTGAGTGGAAGTCGCAGCAATTGTGCTAGCACCCGAGACAGCGAAACCAACTCTCGGAGCGCGACCGGATGCTTCGTTGTCAAGTCCGCAACTGATAACTATGACTGCTGTTGTTCCAGTTGTGACTGTGACTGATGGGCCGACTGTCGCTAAATCTGTGAATGAGGTTGAAGTTGTGCTTTGTTCGGTGGCAACTGTATTCATTGCCGAATAAGTGATACCGGCAGCAGCAGCCCATTTCATCCCACTAGCTTCAGTTGAATCAGCTGTTAAAACATAATTGTTTGTTCCAACTGCTAAACGCCCAACAGTATTATCAGCCGTTCCAACTAATAAATCACCTTTCGCGTCTATCGTTGATTTTTGAACCGCGTTTCCAGCATTAGTGAAAACTGTGCTATCGATTGCCGTTCCAAGCGATCTAATCGCCGAAGCGCCGTCTTTAACTAAGTCGGTGTCATCCGGCGTAGTCCAACTATAATTCGTCGTAGTGGCCATTAACTTATTACTCCTGTCGCGTTTTGCCAAGTAAGTGTAGCGGATAGGGTGTTCCAAAGCTCAGAAGGCGCTACATCTTCCCAAGCCTCTGTGAAGGTGTTGAATTCGGTCGGGCTAAGTCTCAAGGTGAGGAACAGGCCGCCAACTGATGCCCTAAAGCTCCAGCCCTCTACGAAGCCTAGGAATGTCCCGCCGGAGATATTCGCCGGAAGGTTGCTGATTGCCACCGGTAAGCCCATCGCCACATTAAGAAGCGCGTCTCGGTCGGTATCATCAATCTCCGGGGATTGAAGCGGGAAGGTGATTGATTGGAATTCGGCGTAGGGGTAAGCCCGAAGGCCGATCACCTTATCGGCGAACAGCTCGACATCGTTGGCGTTCTTTAGATAAGAGTTGAATTGCTCGGTGTAAAGCCCGTAGGTCGCTTGGCTGGCTGTGTCCTCGGCTGTGTAAGTATTATTGAAGTTGTTGCCATAATCGACTATGAGTTTATTGACTAGGTTGCCTTGTCGGGTAATGGCTGAGACACCCGAACCGAGTGCGTGACCGCCATCGAGCTCGACATAGCCGTTAGTCTCTAGGTAATCCTGTCTATGGCTAGCGTCAGCGTAAGAGATGCGGCCTTGAGGATCTTCATAGAGATATCCACCGGCGCTCGAAGCTATCTGTTGAGCAATAGGGGCAATAATGGAATCGGTAATCTGACGGCTGACCATTGTGTATTCGCCGGGATCGATAGTGCCTAGACCGACATTGCCAGCATTAGCCCAAGTAGTCGTTGGCTCGTAAGCGTCCCATTGTTCAGCTGGGGGCACTTCATTCCAAGACTCAGTAAGCAATTCTTCTAATAGTTGAGTTATCTGTCCGCCGTCTAGCGCTTGAGCCAAGTTATCGTCAAAGAGTGCTCGTTGAAGTTTCGCTAGTGCTCCGACAGCTGTGATATTGAGTCGGGTGACTGTTGCTGTGTTTCCCGCAGTCTGGACTTCAATTGCTAGGTCGGAAATTCGACCGCCAAAGATAGGGACATAAGATCCAGCGCTGTCTTGGACTTCGATTGTGATGGCCGTATTAACTGTCCAGCTATAGACTGTATTATCGGTGTTAATGGCTGATAACTGGCAATAGCCCGGAAGGGTCGCGGAATTGAAGTCAGTTCGCCCGCCCGTAATATTTAGGCTAGTCAGCGTAATATTTGTTATATCTGTGCCGTTGGCTTTTACTCGCCAAGTCGGAGTCCAAAGCGTCATAGAATCTGCGCCTGAGTCCTAATTCCACCGCCACCGCTTGTCCCTCGGTTTGTGGCTACATTCAGAGCATCAACGACAGCTCGACTGAATCCTTCTTCATCGATAACAGTCGGAGCATTGACATTGATTGTTATACCAGCTTCGCCCATTCTCGCAGCAGCAACATTAAAAGCGCCAGGTGCTGCGCTTACGCCGTAGTTGATGATATCTCCGCGCTCCCTAGCAACAACATCAGCGACAGCGAATAACGATGGGCGTAGATCCACAATTTCCTCGACGACCTTCTTAGCGGCTTTAGCAGCTGTATCGGCTGCGCTCGCTGCGGTTGCTGCGGCTGCGGTAGTTCCACCCGCTCCGCCAGTAGTTCCACCGATTCCCGGAATAGTTGGGATTACTGTTGTCCCACCGGTAGCTCCGCCCCCAATAGTTCCACCGCCAAAAGGAAGCTGAATATTAGGTGCTATAGGTGCTGCTGTGGTAGTAGTAATAAGTGGTATATCTTTGAATGGACTTAATTTATTTCTAGCACTAATCAAAAAATTGATGCGCTGAATTACAAAATCTACAAGTTTAAGAAGTTCTTTAATCGCGTCGGAAATGAATCCAATAATCGGCAATATGACTTTGAAAGTTAAACTAAAAGCTGTTCCAATTCCTTGAATTGCCGCGACGACTTGGCTTTTAAGAATCGGCACAAAATAAGTGACGAAGAATGAATAAAGCGTTTTAATTAAGTCTAAGAAGCTTTGGAAGTTGCCTCGGTTAGTTGAAAGTGATTCTGAAACTTTATCGAATGAATCTCGAAGCGCTGAAACGACTGGATTAAGTGCGTTGCGGACTGTTTCAACGAATGATTTAATCTTGGCAATAAGTCCCTCGCCACCGCCAAAGGATGCCGCGACCCTTTCAATTACTGGCAGGAATCGATCATTAAATAGATTGACGACTTGTAAGGCGATTGGTAGTAAAGCTGTGCCAAGAACTATCTTTGCTTCTTCAAGTCGAGCGCTAAGGATTCGCTGACTGTTAGCCATTCCATCGGCAGTTCTAGCGAAATCGCCTTGAGCGTCCCGGGTTTGTTCGAGGATTACCTTATGAGCTGCTAGAACCTTTTGCTGGGCTGAGAGAGTTCCCGTCCCGGAATAGATGCCCATCTCGAGAGCTTTGGCTTTAAGTGTTGCGTCATTGAGCAGAACACCATAAGCCCGGATAGGTTCGGATTCGCCTCGAAGCGCTGCGCCTAAAGCTGTAATCGCTTGATCGACTGAAGTGTTATTAAATGATGCTAAATCTGATGCTAACTGGACGAATTCGGTTGAAAAATCGGTTAGTTCTTCACCGGCTAGTCCGGCAGACTTTCCGAAGATACCGAAAGTCGCCGCAGCGTTCATCGCTTGAGTTCGAGTCTGGCCTAACGACTGAGCAGCTTTAGCGCCGAATTCCTCGATACTCTTGGAAGTTTCGCCGAAGATAACATTAACTTTTGAGGTGGTCTCGGCTAGGTCTGAAGCGGCTGCTATTGCTTCTTTACCGATTTTGATAGCCATTGCTCCGGCGGCAGCACCGACAGCGGCTAGAGCGATTGCCGCTTTTTTACCGAATTCCGCTAATTTACCGCCGAAACCCTGAACCTCTTTATCGGCTGAATTAAGATTCTTTTTTAGGTTATCAATATCGGCAAGAATTGATAGTTTAAGTGTGCGACTTCCGGCCATTATTTATCCCACTCTTTGACAATAACGGAAAATGAATCTTCCCATTTTTTAATAATATTGGGTTGTATTCGTCGCAGGGTTGGCCAAATAAAATACCCTTCAGATCCTCTAATCCCAAATCTAGGCGTTCTTGCTGGGAAATTAGGCAAGAATTTAGATCCAAATTCGACACCCGCTAATATGCCAACTCCGCTACCTTTTGCTTCATTCAATTGAGTTGTTGCTCCGCCGGAAAATTTCTGACTAGCAAATCCCAATCCAAATTCACCGACGACACTTGATTTCGAAATCCTGACACCTTCGGCAATTCTTCGAGCTTGTTTTGGTCTAGGTGAATTTCCGGCCGCTTGTTTTATTTGATCGGTGGCATAATCGACAAGATCGCCGGTAATCTCTCTAGCTTGTTGTTTTGCTTCATCGCCCATTTTACGAATGACGCTGGCAATTTTTCTCAATTCACCTTTGTCATATTGGAAGACGCGTTGTTGAGCATCAAGTTCCGCCATTGCGTTTCTCCAATATCTCTAAGGCCGTCACTATGTCATCCGCATCATCCCAGTATTGAACCGGGATTCCGGTTGCTATCGCCAGCTCTACGAGTAGGCGGCTTATGCTTCCGGACTTGTGGCTTTTGGGTTTGCGTCACCGGCTTGAACATCTGCGACTGTTTCCATCCAAACTTCAAAAGCCTTAACAGGTTTCCCGGCTGATTCTCTTTTCATCGCGTTATAGGCGAGGAATAGAAGATCCCAGATTCCTATGGCTTCGGCCGCTTGGCTGACAGTCTTTCCGGTTGTCTTTTCCCATTTTGCCCACTCAGGCGGCTGGGCTGTGAATGTAGCCGAGTCGCCTGAGTTGTATGTAATTGTGATTGGTAATTTCATCTCCCGATGCTCCTGATCTCTTAGCTGAAGGTCTCAGTAGGTGTTCCTACCACAGTCATCGTCCAAGTATCGGTAAGCGCTCCGGGAGCAGCTCCACCGGCTGATGGAAAGACTGGAAGAACATTGAACGCAAAGACCGCACCTGAAGCAGCTGTGAAGCTGACGGCTAGTGTGGTATTTGCTGCTGATTCGGCATCAGCCCACATTGCCTCGAACAAGGATGAAGCTGCGCCCCAGTCCTGAAGAAGCTCGATGGTAAATGTCCATTGCTTATCAACGGACTTGTAAGCGCGTCCATCGAGAGTCTGGTAAGTCTCGATGATGGTGTCGCAGGAAAGAACAGCACTTGTCACTTGTGCGTCGTAATCAGCCGCGTCAAGTGTGAAAGTGACATCGCGACCTGTGATAACTGTCGTTGCCATTATTTCTCCTTAAGAAGTTTGCTCGTAGCGGACGCTCAAGCGAATATCGCAGACAAGAAGATTCCCGTTCGCGACTTGAGTCACCGTTGGTCTATCGACTGTCGATAACTCATACTTGGACGCTGATAAAGCGCCAAGAATACTAATGACTAGTTTTTCTAAATTGTCTAAACTAGCGGCATTGCTTAAATATGCGACGCAAGCCGTGATTGTGTAATTAAGTTTGACTCGAGTCGATGCTCTACCGATTAACTCGATTTCCATATAAGGAGAATCAGGGACTATAACAACGGCTGGCGGAATTGGAGCTTCGGGGACGGAATCATAGACATTAGCGGTGACACCGGCTAAGGCTGTTTTAATCGCGCCTCTGACATCATCTTGAATTGTGCTGGGCATTAGCCCACCATTGATTCAACATCGATGTAAGCACCGAGGATTCCTGAAATTCTATTAAAAAGCGATCTTCCGAGACGAAACGGAGTCACCGCGAAATCCACTCCCTCTATATTGCCGCCGGCGGCTGTTCTTGCTTGGAAAACTTCGACGGCGACAGCAAGAACGGCTGACTCAACATTGGGGTTTCCGACATAAGTCGCAGCGCCGCTGAGAGTTGCTGATCCGGAAGGAATGACATTAAATTCTTTAACATCTGAAGCTGTGATGGCGGCTGTGAATTCTGTTGAGTCGTCTGAGACATCTGTGATAGTCCTTGTCCCGTTGAAGGTCGCTGATACGCCAGCAATGACGACTGATTGATCTACTGAAAACTTGTGTTCGCCGACTGTTGTGAATGTAGCTACATTGTCGCTAAGTTCGGCTTTACCGATAGGCGCTGCGTATTTAACAAGCAACGGCAGCACTACATTTTCGGCTGTGTCTATTAAGTCGTTTAGATAAGCATCGTTATACAGGGAAGATGAGACACCCAAAATAGAACGAAGCTCGGAAGCTGTGACTATTGTGGGCATCTCATAATCCTTTCATCTAAGGGGTCAGCGGCCGACTCGGGAGCGGATCGGCCGTGACTATTTAACTATTTACTACGCAATCATCCAGCGGTAAGCGCCAGCGCCGACCTTTGTAGCCAAAGCGCCGTATCCATAATACGAAGTCTCGATTTGTCCATTAAGCGCTATATTGGTTTGTAGGCGGAAGCGGCTTGACTCATACCAGGTGTATGAAGCTGGGTTGATGATGATGAGAGAGTTATCTCCATCGGTGTCAGCAGTTGCGAGGTTTGTGGAAACGCGGAGATTTAGTCCGAGTAGGTTTCCGGTGACGGAAGTAGCATTGAGATTTCCAGCTTGGTTGGAGTTGCCGATCAAGCTGTTATAGATTGGACGACCATTGTCGTCAATCTTCATCAAGTTACCCCATTGTGCCGGAGTGACGAGAATGTTTGAAGGTGTGGCGAGAGTTGCGCCATAAATTGAAACTGCGCCATCTGCTACGAAAGCATTTACGCCATCAGCATCAAGAGTGCGGTTTCCGCCATCTGTTCCACCAGCAACAAGACCAGCGATAATCGCTACTTCGGTCGCCTTGAGGTAAGCCTTCTCCATTTCCTCAACAAGAATGTCGAAGAATAGTGGAGATGAACGATCCAAGAGCTCTACGCTGAAAGTCTGACCGCCAGCATACTTATTGACATTTACTGTGACGAATGAGTTTGTCATTCCGGTTTCAACGATGGCATCGCCTTCGTCCTCATCCTCAACAGTTGGAACAGCTGTAATCTTCGGAATCTCGAAGCTCATTCCAGCATCAGGAAGGACTCCGGTGCTGATTGAATCAAGAGCTGGACGAACAGCGTTTGAAAGTGGGTTGATTACTTCAGTTAGCTGGCGGGTTGGGATAAGACCAGCATTGTTTGAAGTTGTGTCGTCAGCAGCTTGGACATATTGACGCGAAGCTTCATCGCCGAGCACCTTAGCGCGGACGGATGCTTCTAGGTATTTTGCCTTCGTAAATTCATAACGAGGCGCGGTGTAGAACGCTGGCTTTGGAGCCGCAGCTTCTACTTTAGCTGCTTCTACCGCTTCTTCTACGGCAGGAGCAGGAGCGGTAGTGTCTGACACTTGTTCTCCTTCGGTTGGTTTATCTGGCTCAGCGGTTGCTGGCTCAGAATCTTCTTTTGGTGCTTCGTTCTCTGAAGCTGCGACTTCGCTAACGCGAGCCGAATCTATTGCTGGATCTGTTACTAGGGAAACTTCCTCAAGTGAGGCGCTAGTAATTCTCATTACGCCGTTATCGTTTGACCACTCGTTAATCATTGCGCCGACTGAAAAGCCATCGCGTAGTCCTTCAGTTGCTTCGATTAAAGCATCTTCTCCGGACATAGTGTTCGCAATTTTGAAGGTTGCTTCAATGCCGTCTTTGGTAGCTGAGTGGGAAATCATTTTGCCGATTGGGCGGGTGCGGTCGTGCTCAAGGAGCAACTTAACCGGCTTTACATTGATTGACTCAGAAGCGAATACTGTTCGCCCAACTGAGGTGTTTCCTTCCTCATTCCAAGTCACAATTTTTCCGGTGATTGTCCGCTTGATTGAATCGGCAGCGGTAATCGCCATAGGTAGATTAATTTTCATTAGGGATTAGATCTTCCTCTCTCTGAATCTGCTCTACGCTCATCGCGCCGATGCGGTTCAAGATTTCATAGACCTGAGCGCGTTCTAGTGGATTGCCTCTCAAGAAATCGTCTAAATCAAAGCGACACATAACCGGATTCGGTAGGAAATCCGGCAAGGATAGCCTTTCCTCAATCGCCTTTAGTATTGGACGAAGTGAGAAATCAACAAGTGAGCGCCGCTCATTCACAGTATTGGAGTAAGTCATCGAAGTAGATTCGGCGCTCAAGAAGTAAGCAGGGATACCACAAGCTCGCGACAATTCCAGCGCTACATATTGACGCGCTTCGGTGAGCTGTAAAGTCTTGGGGTCATAACCGAATTCTTTTAGATCTACATCAGCATTTAGAAAAGCCGTTGAACGATTTTGTCTAGCGTTTTTCCAAGCGCTAAGAAGTGACTGAATACGCTCGGCAGGAAGATTAGTTCCGGTGCTCTTGAGAATCATCGATGGTGCTGGCTCTTTAGCATAATTAAGCGCTGCGTTTTCTAAATAGACAGCAGCATTAACAGTCTTTCCGGCTCGGTGTAAGAATCCTTCATCCGGGCCATCAAAACGAATCAATGAACCGACACCGCTTTGAGGAACAGCTTTTCCATCGACTTTGTAGCCTGTGATTGTTGTATTTAGGAAATCTGTATCGACTGTGACGCGAGAAGGTGAAACGCGAGTCCAAGCTCTGACGCGTCCGCCATCTGTTGCTGAATACATTTCCAAAACTTGACCATAACCCGCGCCGTATAGCCAGATATCTTCAGCAAGCCAAGTGTAAATAGTAAAGCCAGCCACTCTAGGGTCGGGCTGATTTATTACGCGAGCAGGATCGACATACTCGCCGCTGATGCGATTAAAAGTTGTAAGCGGAAGTGATCCGATAGTTCCGCAGATGATATTTCGAGCGCGAGCAACGGCTGGGACACTCATTGCTAGTTCGCGAGTTGTATTAGTTGGGCCACCGAGTATCTGATAAACAGAATCGGAAATCTGAACCGGCGTTAATGCCGCTGCGACATCCGAAACCTTTTGAGGCGTAGTCGCAGGAAAGAAGAAATCTCTAATCGCACCCATTACCGCTAAAGTGTAGCGGGTATGTGCTACGCGATAGCGATATCTATGCCGTCATCTGATTGAGTGGCGTAATGAGAAGCCATTGCGGCGGCGACTGCTCCCGTAATAACCGCCGCGCTGACTTTGCGCCCCATAATCCATCCACCATCTCCGAAATTAACCCTTACCGCTGACAAGCAATGAGCGGTTAATTCTTCTTGGGCTGAATGGGCTAATCGACCGCTAGAAATAGCGCTTAGGAATTCGTCACAGCTTGTCGCGTAGGGCTGGCCGTCTATTGCTTCACAAGGTAAGCCGGCCGGGATTAACCGAGCGGCAACCGCGCCAGCAGTTCGCGCCGAGTAAGCGATTTTCAAGACCGAGAAGCGTCGATACCAGTCCGCGATGTCGTTGGCGATTAATTTATCGCTAAGGAATCCCGGATTAGTCCAAGTCTGAAGTAATTGGACTTGGAATCGGTCTTTATCTATTCGCTGACTCGCTACTAGCGCAGCTTGTCGTCTATCTGGTGAGAGATCAACAGCCAGCCAAGTATCAGCGGACTCATTCAAGCGCAAACCCTCGACCGCGCAAGCTGCCCATTGAGACGGATGAATGACTGGGTTGATCGTTGAAACCCATTGACATAAGACTTCCGTCCGGACGATATCTTCAGGGTCATTTAAGACCGCTCGAATATTGTCCGGATGGATAGTGTGTCCGAGTGAGGGGTTAGCTTGAGCGACACCTTCCCAAAATGTCGCCGAGCCATCGAATTTGATTTCCGGCGGTGCTGACCACTCCCACCAGCCTAAACTTAGGTCATCTGTAAGGATTGAAGCAAGAGCCGTCTCTCGCATTTTGTTTAGAACGACCGAGTGCTGATCTCCGGCGTTAGATAGTAAGAAGGCTTGGGGGTTAGGAGATGACATCTGCGTATAACGAAGGGATGACCAAACTCCCTCGTCGTGATACTCCCGGGCTTCGTCCAGCCATATCGTATCTGGTGCGGCAATTCCTCGGGTAGCGCTGTTTGAAGCTCTTACGAGGTATCTACGACCGCCGGTGAATTGTAATTCTTGAAATCCTCGGGCTTCGAGCTTCTTTGATAACTGGGCTTCTAGCTCCGGGTGCTCTGAAATGATATTTAAGATTTTGTAAAAGATTTCAGCTGAGGTTGTTAGTTTGTGGGCGGTATGGACTTGTAATTTCTGCTCTAGGCCAAAGATTCTCCATAGAATCTGCCAAGCCATCCAAGTCGATTTACCATTCTGACGGGCAATTAGAACGACATTGACGGGGGTCTGCCATCTGCCATCGGGTTTCATTCTTAGGGTCTGTTCGCCTAGCCATTCCTGCCAAGGTAGCAAGGTTTGGCCGTATTTAGCGCAGAATTCTACAAATTCAAGCCCTTTAGACGGGTTTTCGGTGAGTTTAGTGTGAATTCGCGGTTTTATCACACCATTATTTGTCGATGAAGCCCGAAGGCTAACGATCTCAGCCGATTCGCCCCGATTGTTTTCTAGTTCAAGCATAGTGGCGCTTGGTCTCCCCATTTCCGGGTATAAAAT